TTTTATTGCTGAAAGAAAGTTAACTGATACTTTATCCTTATTAGAATCGGTTAAGAAAAAATTAGATTTGGAGAAATCAGAATTGGTTTCTTTAGCAGATGTGCAAATAGCTTTTCAGGAAGGAATTGGTCATTATTTGTCTGATAATATAGATTTTACAGAGAATCTAGATAGATTTGAAACTGGAAAAAGACTTGCTGATGCTGTAGTTTTTGCTGAAGCACTCATTAAAGATATTATTTTGAAAACTGAAGATACTTTATCTTTGACCGAAGTGATTGCAAAGAAATATGATTTACCCGTTGATGATGTTGTATCCCTAGCTGAATCCTTGGAAAGGTTGTATGGATTAAGAAAGGCAGAAGCATTATCTTTTCAAGAAGATTTAAAAACAGCGATAGGATTAAAACCATCAGATACTTTAACCTTTTCAGAAACTTTAAGAAAAACAATTGGATTCCACTTAACAGATATTTTGGACCTATCTGAAATATCGGAAAGAATTAGTGCTATTTATAAATCTTTGAGTGATAGTTTTCCTATAGAAGATTATGTTACTCCCACCGGAGGTGTTCCTTATCTTCAATCCCTTTCCGAATCTTTGGTCATTTCGGAAGTTATTAGCGATATTACCAGGGAATTACTTCTTACTGATAATCTAGTTATTACAGAAACCTTTGGAAAAGGCATTAGCATAGATAAAGAAGAGGAGTTGATATTAGATGAACAAGTTGGAAAAGAAATTAAGGTGGAATTGGTAGATAATCTTACATTGGTAGAAATGTTAATAACTGGGGCTAAATTAACATTAACCGAAGCATTAAGCTTGATTGATTCCTTAAAAACCCTTCAGGGGGAGCCAGAGCCAGGTAAAGCAATTGTGGTAACAACAAGAAATAAAACATACGTGATAACTAAAGGTCAAGTAACAAAATTAGTGACTAAAGATGGAAAAACACATCTTTTCAGGTAATTTTGACCCCAAATAATACAAAGGGGTAAAATAAAATGATATGCAAATAGTTATAGCACCAACAGAAGAACACGTTTTAGGTGAAGTTACTGAAATTTCAACTGATGAAGATATTGGACAAACTGAACTTAGTGTTCAAAATAATAGTGATTTTTCGGCTGACGATTATGTTATAGTGGGTCGTCTTGGGCACGAGAGTGCTGAATTAAAACAAATTTCTAGTGTTGCAGCTGATTTAAAAAGTATTACTTTAAAAACTGCTACCAAACATGCACACGAAGAAGGTGAACCAATAACTAAAATTTTCTATAATCAGAGAAAATTTTATCGTGCTAGTTCAGAGAGTGGAACATATAGTCATTTGAGTGGTGAGGGTTCTCCTGTGGATATTGATGTGGATAAGATGGAGGGAACATTGCTTGAAGATTCTACCGGCAGTTCTACTTCTTGGTATAAGGCTACTTATTATAATTCTACTACTTCCACAGAAACATTGACTACGGACGCAATAGCTTCTAAAGCAGGAGAAAGCGACCATTATACTTCTCTTTATGCTATAAGAAGGGAGGCTGGATTTGAAGATGCGGAGGGAATAAGGGACCAGTTAATTTCTGATAAAAGAGAGGATGCTGAAAATTTATTTGAATCTCGGATTGCAACTTCTTATTCTGTTCCTTTAAGCACAAAACCTAAATTGGCAAGAAATATTGTAACTAAATTGGCTGCTGGGTCTTTGCTTTTGAAAGAGTATGGGGTGGAGGCAAATGTAGATATATCAAAAAGTGGAGAGAGAATGATTCGTGAGGCAGAAAATTTAATGGATAGAATTGTTTCCGGAGATTTGAAATTGGTTGATGATGATGGTAGTGCATTAACGGCTACTACGGCACTAGAGGCCTCTGGAAGTAATGTGTATGATGGCTCTACTGCTGATAAGGGAGAACTCTTTACATTGGAGGATGAACACTTTGAAGCAGCTGACCCCTCTACGGGAAAGGGTTCCACAAGTTAATGTACATAGTAAAAGTTCAAGTTGAGGGCGTTGAAGAGCTTCAGAAAAAGCTCAATTCCCTAAAGGGGAAAATGAAAAGGCACCATCGGGTTCTCCAGAGAGCTGGGATATTTTTAAAATCTGATATTAGAGAAAATTTTGAAAGCATGGGTTCTCACTGGGGAGTGAATTGGGCACCCCTTTCGGAAACTACTAAAAAAATAAAGAAAGCACTAGGATACGGGAATAAGCCACCAATGGTAAGAACTGGAGCATTGAAAGAAGGGTTTGTTTATCAAATACAGGATTCTACCGGCAAAGGAGTTATGGAGGTTTACAATATTATGCCCTATTTTGTGAAACACCAATCTTCTAATAGTGTAGACAGAAGAATTTTTCCGGCATCAGTTACAAAGGATGGAAAAGTATATGTGAAAAGAAATGCTGAAATGATGCCCCTTCCTCGCAGGGTAATGCTTAAATTAACTAAAGATGCTGCCGAAGAAATAAAAGCTCAATATAAGATGTGGGTTTTGGAAAAAATAAAAGATACATTTGGAGATGTTTAAAACACTTGAAAAATTAAGAAATTTATTAAAGGCAGAATTTGGAGATGAAATAAAGAAATACTTTATTGATGACCCAAATTTGATTCCTATGAGTATGCTACCCTGTTTTGCTGTAACTCCTATTTCTACGGAAATTAATGTAGCAGATACAGGAAGAGACCAATATACTTACAGTGTTGACATTTATTTTATTATTAGTGCCTTACGGGAGTTGAAAAAATACAATGAGGAAATGGTGGGGGCTAGAAAGTTAGCTGAAATTATGGAGAAAAGGGATTCTGATGGAAATCTTGATGAACATACTGTTTTATATGTTTTAAGGAATAATTTGACCTTAGGAAGCAACTGGATGATAAATAATATTAGTAGTATTGATTATGGAATTAGACCTAGACCGGAACAGGGTATTACAAAAGAAGCAGCTTGCAGGTTAGAAGTTATTAGAATCAAAAATAGGTAATTATGAACAAAAAAGACTTGAAGTGGAGAGAATTCAGGTGTGGTGATTGTAATCGTTTACAATTCAAATATGCTATTCATAAAGATACTGTTTATGTGGAAACCAAATGCCCTAATTGTAAAAAGTTTAATATTTTCCATATTAATCTTGAACCGATTGTGGATATCGTTAACCAACTTAAAAAAATAGAAAGATGGAAGTAGTAAATTTATATCATAAGCCTTTGTCTTTTGAGATAAAGGGAAAATCATTTTATATAAAATCACACGAGATTAAAGAGGTGGATGATTCTTTGGGTAAAAAAATATTGAGAAATTATTGGATAAATTATGTAAAGATTATAGATAAAAATACAAAAGGTCGTGAATTAATTGATAACAATCAATAAAAATTATGGCAGTAGATATTGGACGAAAAGGGTCGCTTGGAGTAGCTGTTGAATCTACTCCAGGTACAGGATTAGACCCAGTGAAGTATCTTCCTTACACCGATTGTACACTACGGAATGTAGTTGAGGTTTTGGATGATGAAGCAGCTAAGGGTATCAGGGAAAGAGCTTGGGGTTCCGTTGCAGCCAGAACTAGGGGAGAAGGAGATATTACTATTTTGATGGATGTAGAAAACGCTCCCTATCTTTTGGTTCCTGCATTGGGTTCGGTGTCATCTGACACAGCTTCGGGGGAAAGTTCTGTTTATGAGCATGTTATTACCAGAAAAGCAGGTAATCCTCCCAAGACTATTACTCTTAACTTTAATGACACAGTTGAAACGAGGGAATATACCTATGGAACAGTTGATAGTTTGGAAATAAACTTTAGTGATGGATGGGTAGAAACTACAGCATCTATTATTTCTAAAGCACCATCAAGTGGAACTGGAACTAAATCTATTACCGAAGAAAGAGTTTTGGCATTTAAGGATGCTAAAATTTACTTTGGTGCTAACCTGACTGCAGCTGAATCAAATTACAATAGTGATACTAACTCTAAAGAATTGTCTGAGTTCACTTTGACAATTAACAACAACGCAGAGGCTCACTACTTGAGCGGAAGTTCAAGCCCAGACCATATTGCTCTGGGAGAATTTGATGCAAACGGTTCTTACACTCTATTCTTTGAAGATACAACAGAAAGGAGTGCTCATGAGAACCAAACACAAAGAGCTATGGTAGTAAGTTTCCAGGGAGATAGTATTGGAAATGCAGAAACAGAAGAAATCTTGATTAAAATTCCTGCTTTTCACATTACAGAGAGGTCAGTTGATACGGCTCCTGCTGGATTTGTAACAGAAAATCCGGAATTTGTGATAGACTATGACGATTCAGAAGGATACAGTCTCCAAGTAACTGTGACAAATGAAACTGCTTCATATTAAAGGTCGTTATTAAGAACCTAAAACAAGCCCCTAGAGGGCAAACACAACATGCCAGAACTTAAGGATGTTCGTGAAACAAAAACAATAAAACTTCTTTCTTTTGAGGGAGGAGAAATAACTCTCTATACTGATTTCCTTTATCGGGACATGAGAAAGCTTGAAAAGGTGAAGGATAATTATCAGAAAGGTATAGAGACTTTTCTGGTGCTAGCCAAGGAATGGAATTTGACAGATAGCGAAGGAAATGTATTAGAAATTACTGAAAAAAACTTGGAAATGTTTCCAAGAAAAGATTTAATGTATGTCTTTGACGAGGTTGGAAAGATTTTTGATGAAACCAAGAAAGAGGGAAAAAAAAACTTAAAAAGCTAGTTGTGGCACTCCAGAGTGGGCGTGGAGTGCCTTTTGAGTATATCGAGATGAAGTTGCTTGAAAAGTTTGGTTGGACTCCAGAGCAACTTTATTCACAGCCCGCTCATAAGATTGATTTTTATATCAATGCCCTAAATATTGAAGGGCAATTCCAACAAAGAGAAATAAATAAAGCAAAAAGAAGAGCTTCTAATGGCAGATAGTAACGAATTAAAAATTATAATAGCAAGCCAATTTATTGGCGAGAAGGAATTTAATAAGGTTTCCAAAAATATTCAAAGCATTGCAAAAAGTGCTGAGGGTATGGGGAAATCAATGAAAGACCAGACTAAAAAAATGACCAAGGGATTGGACAGTATTTCTGGTGAAGTCAGAAAGATGAGAAATGCTACGGAAAATTCTACTACTGATATGGAAAATTTCTTAGCTAGGCTTTCTCATGAATTCTTTTACCTGAGTGTGGTTGCTGGTGCTGCGACTGCAACCCTTGTAAATGCTATGAAAGAATTTGTTGGTGCTGCGGCTGAAGCTGAGAATGCTATTTTGGGGTTGCAGGTAGAAGCTATTCGGTATGGGGAAAGTGGAGATGAGGCAACTAGGATTACCCAGGAATTGACAGAAACGGGATTGATAAGATTCAACGAAGCAGCAGAAGCGACAAGGAACTTAATGGCTACTGGATTGGGATTGGACAAGGTAGAAAAAATGCTTTGGGCGATGCTTGACCGTTCTGTTGTTGCTAGGGAAGCTCAATATAATTTTGGTGAAGCTGTGTTAATGTCTTCACGTGGTATCAGGTCTCATAAAGAACGGTTAGCAGACGCATTACTGATTCAGGGTATTTTTGATAAAGGAACAGCACAAGCCGCTAGGACCTTAGGTAAAAAGGAAAGCCAAGTAAATGATTTAGAGGAAGCGGAAGGAGTATATAATGTTATGATGCAGGAGAGCGTTGCTATGGCTGGTTTACATGAAACTGCGTCAGATACATTAACCGCTACTCTAAATCGCCTCTCTACGGCTGTCTGGGAGCTTAAACGGGCTTTTGGAGAGGGGTTGGCACCAATTATTGGCTCTGTAGCTGATATTTTGACAGAAATAACCCAAAAAGCTACCCAGCTTGTTGGTGCATTCGGTGATTTAAGTGGGGCTTTGTTATCAGCAACTACTGGAAGTTTAGGAATGATAACTGCCATGACAACATTAGGGGGAACGGCTACAATTGTATACAGGGTTGCCATGAGTGTTGTTAAGGGTATCAAATCAATGGCAGTTGCATCGGGTTCGCTTAGTGCAATGCTGGTTGTGTCCGGATTGACTGCTGGAAAGTTAATAGCTATTTTGGGAGCGATTGGTGCGGCAATTGGTATTGCTGTCTATGCTTTTTCCAAATTATCCGGTAGGGCAGAGAGGCACAGGGACGTAACAAGCAAGTTGAATGACGAATTATTGGAGTTGAAGCAAAGGATACATGGTGTAAATGAAGAGGTGGGAGATGATGCTCCTGACGAGGCTGCTATGAGGAGGTTGGAGGACAGGAAGAGAAAACACCAGAGAACTGTTGATGATATTAAAGAACAAATGGAAGAAGAAGTTTCCAAGGGACTTTGGGCAGACAAACAGAGAGTAAAAGATTTAAGAAAAAGACTTGCTAGAGAAGAAGAGGATTTTGCACTATTTATGAGAAGATGGAATGATGATTATGAGAAATCTCAGGAGAAAGATACAGATACCGCCCAAACAGAGCTTGAGTATAGGTTGGGATTGATGGCTGAAATGATGAAAGAAGAGAGAGAAAAAATAGAACAGGAATGGGGACAAGCTGGAGATAAGTTTTGGCAAGCCTTTTGGGATTCAATGCTTGACCCAGTTACGTGGAAAAATTTCTTTATAGATTTAGGAAGAAAAATCAAAAAAATATGGGATTTACTTTGGGATAATGAATGGAGAATAGAAGCCCTTAAGAAAGTAGGGGAGGGATTTGCTGCTGTTGCTCAAGTAATATTTGATGTATTTAGTTTGATATATAAGGCAATTAAGACTGTGTTCTCTGGTCTTTGGTTAGCAATAAAAGACCCAATTCAGGACACAATTATATGGATAAGAGATAAATTGAATCAATTCATTGCTTTAGTAAATAGACAAATTACTGTAATAAGAAGTCTTCCAGGTATGGGATGGATACCTACAATCAGAGAGATGGGAGCCCTTCCTTGGGAAAAACCAGGAGAGAGAGAAGCAAGGATGTTGCAAGAAATTCATAGGGCTACTACAACTCCAGGACCGGGTGGTATTGGAACGCTTCCTATTGATTATGCAGGGAGCACAGCTCCTGTTTATTCCTATCAGCAAGGAACTGATTTTGTTCCGAGAACTGATTGGTATCAACTACATAAAGGGGAAGCTGTTATCCCAGCGAGAGAAAATAGAGAAAAATCATGGGGGGACACAATAATAAATATAAATAATCCTGTTGTTAGGAATGATGAGGATATTCAGCTGATTGCTGATGCTGTATCTAAAGCTATTTCTCAAAAACAAAGGTGGGCAAAATTAGGAGCTTACTAATTGAACACAAGTTCGTATGGCAGATAATATAACATTTAATTCATTTGATTTACAAGATTCTAACTATCTTACAAGAGATATTAGGCATCGTAAAATGGCCAATAAAACATTGGTTTCTAGGAATACTCTTCGTGATGGAAAGAGAGAAATTTTAGATACTTGGTATACAGAAAAAGAAATTGAAGTTTCCGGATGGATAATTGGGAGTTCCTCTTCTGATTTGAGGACTAAAATTGATAATTTAAAAGAAAATCTTAGAACAGAAGAGGGAAACTTGGATATTGATTATGGTGGCAATACTCTTCGCTACAAAGCTACGGTTCGTTCCTTGGATATTCCAGAAGAACACTATCACATAACCCAAGTTCCCTTTACAATTGTTTTTTCTGCAGAACCTTGGGGAAAGGCTACCTCAACTAGTTCCGAAACCTGGAGCAGTATAAGCTCAAGCACTTATACTAATAGTATCAATATAACTGGTTCACATTCTCCTTTCCCCCTCATTCAAATTACAGCTAACAAATTAATGTCAACTACCGTGAAAGTAGAGAATGAAACTACAGGAGATTGGATTCAAACTAGTAGCACTCAATCAATAAGCACTAATAGTGTAATTGAGATTGATATTGAAAACCAAACATTTCAACTTGATTCTGTAGATATTGATTTTGATGGAGTTTTTCCAAGTTTTGAACCAAACACAAACAGTATAAAGGTGACTCTTTCTGCGGCTTCACCGGATTATGATTTTTACATTGAATATTATCCAACTTATTTATAATGCCTTATAAAACTTCTCAAATTGAATACACGATTAAACTCTACAACTCCGCTGGAACATACCAGCGTGTTTTGAGTGAAGTTACTGGAGAAATCAGTATTCAGAAAAGTCTTTATGGGGGTTCTGGTCCTTTAACCTTGAGGCTAAGCAGTAGTATTGAGGATTTAGAGAGCGATATCACGTTTAATGCTAAAATAAAAATTTACAGAAGAGATGCATATAATACTACACCCCAGCTTGTTTATTATGGGTATATAGTTAGTATTGACCCAATAAAAACTCCAGAAATGGATATAACTAGTATAACTTGTTTGGGAGCTATTTCTAAACTGAACAATGATTTTTTGCGTCAAACATCAGGGTATCTTGGTTCTCCTTTGGCTTACGAAATAGAGATGGAAGATGTGGATGGCCATGTCAGGGATATTCTTGAGCATTATAGGGAGAGGATTAATGATACTTATGCCAGTTATAGCTATTCGATGATTGATGACCCAGCGGATTATTGGGCTGATACAGATTATATTGAGGATACTTCTTCAATTGGTACAATTCCATACCGATATTTCAATTTGAAGCACTTGGGGGCAATTAGAGAAATTACCAAGTTTCTTCCTAAAAACGATAGTGCAGACAATTTCTGGTACTGGTATTTGGGGGATGATGGAAGATTTAGGCTAAAGAAACTTTCCTCTACGGCTGACCATACTTTTCAAATAAGAAAACATATAACATACCTGGATGCCAAAAAGAATATTGAAGGAGTTGTTAATAAGGTATTTTTCTGGAATGAGGAGGGAGCTGAGGGTGAACAGGTATTATTAGTGGAAGATGATGCCACCTCCCAATCCAATTACGATATTGTTGCTGATAGAATTACTGATAGCCAGATATATTTCAAGGACGCTGCAGAGCTATATACAGAAGCTCGGCTGAAAGAGAGTAAAGATTATTCTGCCGAAGCTACAATCAGAATATCTGCTGATAGCTATGATGTTTGCTCTGTGAATTTGGGGGATACTGTAAGCATAAGGGATATCCAAGATAATGATGTTTTTCCGGAAAGAATGGTGGTAAGGAATTTGATTTTAACACAAAACGAATTGACTATTGAGCTTTCCACCCCCAAGCCTGATTTAGCAAAACAGGTGGAAGCTGACAGGGAATATGTTGAACAGCAGCTAAAATGGTTTGGGAATATTTTAACAAGAATAGATGGGACAAGGATTCATTCGGGTGTTCAGCACTGGACACAAGAAGGAATTACAATTGCCCCTTCTAATAATGACACTATTGAGTGGACAGAGGGGACGTTCTATCTTCCTAATGATGTAAGGAGGGTAATTTCTAGTGGTTCTGTTCAAATGAGTGAAGATACAATTCTTTTTGTAGATGAAGAATCGGTTTGGAGTACTAAAGATGTGGGAAAATCAGCTGAAACAAGTGGAAATTCTGGTTCTATTAAGGCTGGGGAAAACTTTCTTGTTGATGAGGGTGTAAGTTGGGATTCTGACCAATACAAGGGATATGTTCTTTGGGTAGACCCAGATGGGGGTGATGAAGAGAAACATATTATTTCAAGGAATACAGAGAAGGTAATTTACATAGAAGCCCATGACCCCTTTGACACTACGGATGCGGCTTGTCCCTATGAGGTGCATAAATTAATGTTGAGGAATATTCCCTCAGCCAAAAGAAGTAAATCAAGCACTGCAAGCACAGGGTGTACTGTGAGCACTATAAAGGATTTAAACCTAAGTGGGGTTAATGATTTCTGGAATGGTTATGAAATAAAAATAACATCAGGTGATAATGCCAGCTTAGTGAGAAAAATTGATGACTACGACTCAAGCTCTCATGTCTTAACCATGAATAAAGACTTGCCGTCAGCCTGTTCTCAGGGAGATAAGTATGAAATGTATTTGAGTCCGGAAAATCAGGTTTATCTTTTTAAAGCAAAACCTACCACTAATGCTTCTTCAGAGGCTCAAGTTGTTACGGATATAAGCAGTTTAACCGATAGTATAAAAAGAGATGCTCCAAATATTTTAACCGAAAAGAGTATTACTGGAGATTTGGTGGTTGATGGAACCCTTACCGCTACTCAAATTAATACTTCCGGAATTAATATCGGAGAATGGGGTGGGGATTTGGATGATGTTGGTGATGGTTCTACCTATAAAAGAACAACAACAAATGAAAAAACAGGAGCTGGGAGAGCTTATGAGGGATTAAATTCTAGTTACCAAATTACAAAAGGATTTGTAAATTCAGATTTAAACTCTGACGCCTTACCTACAAATGGGGTACGTATTGATAGTAATGGAATTTATGGAAGAAAATCAGGCTCTACCACTTTTTATATTAATAGTTCTGGAGATGCTTACTTCTCAGGGAGTATTGGAGCTGCGACATTAACTGGTACTTTGAAAAGTGATGATTCTCCAAATCAACGTGTTGAAATTGAACAGAATCTTCAAAAGTTTTATTCATCATCTGGAGAAACGGGTGCTATATATGGTGATGAATCTGGGGGAACCCCCTTTCTATATGTGGGTGCAACAGGAGCAAGTGGAGAATTATATTTAAGTTGTCCATCGGGAGGAAAGATTGTTTTTGCACAAGGAACAACATTAAAATCCTACATAGATGCTGTAGGTGATATTCATATTGGTACTGGAAATGCAACATTTGATAATTCGTCAAATACTTCAGAACTCCGTATTAATAAAAATTATGTTCCATCCTCAGACAATAGCTTTACACTGGGAAGTTCTGGATTAAAATGGTCAGACATTAGGGGTGTTGATATGACATTAACAGGAGATTTATCTGTGAGTGGAAATATTACTGTAAGTGGAAACGTTGATGGGGTCGATGTTTCTGCACATGATGGTGGGGTTGTTTCTTCATATCATACAATAAATAATCTTATTCCAGCAAATGCTACTTACGACTTGGGTTCTTCGGGTACTTCATGGCAGAATTTATATGTATCTAATATCCCTGTTGATGTTGATGTTCATTCATTAGTTCCAGAATCAAATGATACTTATAATTTAGGTTCTTCAACTTATAGCTGGCAAACAATATACACATACGAGATTGATAGGGCAAGCGATAATGTTTTTGATTTTGACTCATCTGATATTACCGTATACAAGCATTTAGTTGTAAATAGTACTGCAGCTAATTTAAATATAGGTTCTGCTAGTTTGTATTGGAATGAAATTAATTATAAATATCTTACTGATAGGGGTTGTCTTGGTTGGTTTGAGGATGGAGTTGAATTACAAAGTGGTGAAAGAGTTACAGACGTAGAAGCTTTGAAAAGAATTAAGAAACACCCAGAATTAGAAACAGGATATGGGGTTCCAAGATTAGATTATGCTTCGATGCCCAAAGCAGTCTATAAGCCAGCACCCATAGCAAAAAAAGACATTAAAGATAAGAAAGGAAAAATTAGGTGGAAAAAGGGAGAAAAAATGGGTGAGGATGGGGCAGAATTAACGTCTCTAATTTCTATCATGTTAGGAGCTATTAAAGAATTAGAAACCAGATTGCAAAAATTAGAAGCTAAATAAAAGGTTGTAGGTATAATTTGACCTGATAAAAGCTAAAATAGTAGAATAAAATATGGACTTACAAAGAAGAAAAACGGAGTTGGAACAACTTTTACAGCAAAAGGTTAATCAGTTTTCCCAGCTTCAACAGGCTCAACAAAATCTAAGCCAGGAAATTCTTATTCTCAGGGGTAAACTTCAACTTGTAGAAGAATTAATTAAAGAAGAAAGTAAAGAAAAAAAGAAAAATGATAGATGAAAATGATATAAAGGAAATTGAACACAGGTTCACTAAGCTTGAAACTAGCCTTACTAGTCTTAATAATCAATTAACAGCTTTTTGTGTTCGGTTTGAAAAATCAATAGCAAAAATTGATTTAAAATTAAGTAATCATGTTCATGACCTTTCTGAAAAATTCGAAGAAACAGATGAAAAAATCAATAAAATAGAAAAGAAATTAGATAACAGACCCACATGGTTAGTAACCGGTGTTTTTAGTACCCTTCTATCATTAATTACAGCTCTGGTAATGTATCTATTGACCAGATAGTAGATAAATGAGGAAATCTGAGAATCAGTTTACTCACCCTTGGGGCAAAGAAGAGAAAGAGAAATTGAAAGCAATGTGGGAAAGCGGAATCCCAATGAGGGAAATCAATGAAAAACTTTCAGGGAGAAGTAAAGGTGCTATCCAATCAAAAGTTGCTAAAATGGGGTGGAGAAGACCCCAAAATAAAAAAGAAAATCAAATGGGTCATCTCTTAAAAGAAATTCAAGAGGCTGGGAAAATAAAGAGACCGAAAACAAATATCGAGATTCCCAAGACTAAGCTTCAGAAGATTTTTTTATTTGCTGATTCTCATATTCCTTTCCAAGACAATAAAATTATAGAACTTATACTAAATTTTCTTGCTGATGAACATCCGGACATAATAATTATAGGTGGTGATTTTCTTGATTTTTATCAAATATCTAAATTCCGGAAAAACCCATTAAGTATTTCAAACATAGAAAGTGATTTAGATGAAGCACATGAAATTTTAATAAAGATTAGGGAGTCTGTTCCAAAATCCAGGATATTCTATATAGAGGGAAATCATGAATTTCGATGGAGGAGTTATTTGATAGAAAATGCTCCAATTTTTTATGAACTTTTTTCTCTGAGGTTTACTGATTTATTGATGCTGGAAAAATTAAATATTACTTATATACCCTGTCCCCCTGAATTGAATAAGTTTTCTCACAACTTTTTGCAAATAAATGATTTCTGTATTGGTCATTTTGACAAGGCACTCAAAAATGCTTGTTATTCTGGCAGGATGTTAAGGGATGAATTTGGAACTAATATTATTCAGTTTCATGTACATCGTATAGGTAGTTCTTATAGGACTTATGTTGATAAAACAAAGTTTGGTGCTGAGATTGGTTGTACCTGTAAACTGAATCCTGCTTATCAACGAAAACCGGATTGGCAACAGGGAATTGGGATGTTATATATTAAGGGAAAAAACAGTTCTTTTTATAATATTGCAATTAAGAATAGTTCATTTATTTTTAGCGACAAACAATACAAATAAGTTTTCCACAGTTGACAAAATTGAAGATATTATTTATTAGTTAGATAGATTCATAAAGGGTATGTGGGTAACTAACCAAAATAATAAAAAAGAATATAAAGAAGCGAAGACGGAAAACTATTTTTAGTTACCCATCGTCTTCGCTTTTTTGTATTTTAAAATTTAATAAGGTGAGAAAAGAATGAGATGGACAGAAACGGAAGAGAAATTGCTAAAAGAAAATTTTGCTAAAGCCAGCAAGAAACAGCTGAAACGACTATTGCCTAAAAGAACTTGGGGAGCAATTACAGCCAAAGCTTATAACTTGGGGCTCCATAGAGAAAAGAGTAAACAAAAACCAGAAGATACTATTGAGTACAAAGATTTTTATGACAAAATTTCTGAAACACTAGAAAAGAAAAAGCCAAAGACCAGACCCGCTAAGTATAAAAAAGTATTTGAGGGTAAAACAAAAGAACAAGCTTGCTTATTATTAAGTGACCTCCATATCGGAAAAACCAACTACTGGGTTAATGAAGATACAGGATTAAGTGAGTTGACTTATAACTTGGATATTTTCCAGGAAGAAGTGAATAATCTTCTTTATTCTGTTGAAGATATTAACCAACTGCTTTCAGGTGGTTATGACATTGAAAAGCTCCATATATTCGGAGTAGGAGATTTCTTGGATAACGATATGATATTCAGTGGTCAGAAGTGGCTTGTAGATATTGGAGCCGGTATGCAGTTTATTGAAGCTATTGATACTTTTACTTATTTGTTCAGGGAACTTCTTGGAATTTTTAAGGAAATTGAAGTTACCTTAGTTGGCGGAAACCACGGTAGAGTTTCATCTAGAGCTTCAGAAGCTAAACCATTTTATAACAGTTGGGAATACCTGCTTGGTAGTATGCTTAAAAGGCTTTTTAAAGACCAGTCACGGATTAAGATAGTGACACCCCAGTCTTGGTTTTTCAGAAAGAAAATCGGCAAATGGAGATATTTTCTCCATCACGGTGATACTGTTCATTCTTGGATGGGTTTCCCCTACTATGGTATTTCAAGGCAGGGAAAATCAAGGCGTATGGAAATGAACATAGACATTGAGTGTATTGGACACTTTCACAGGGTATTTAATATCCCTATCAGCTCAAATTCCATTACCTTAGTTAATGGATGCTGGATACCCAAGGACAGCTGGAGCTGGAAAAAGTATGGTTATATTACCAGACCCAAGCAAATTTATTTTGGCATTTCTCCCAAAAGACCAAAGACGTGGAAGTTTGACCTAGAGCTAGACAAGAGGGGGTAAGTGTCTTTTTAATCTTATCCCCAATGATTTTTTTATGAAAACACAACTTATTTTTCCAACACTTTTAATGGTATTAGACGCTGGAGCTTCTCTGGTGTATTTCGCTAAGGGAGATGTAAAGCACGGAATATACTGGATTGCGGCTCTGGTTCTGACTGCTTGTGTTACCTTTTAATTTATGAAATATTCATTATTTATCGGCAGATGGCAATGCCTACCTCCTCACGCAGGACACATTGCCCTAATAGAGTCTGAATTGAAGAAAGGTAATCCTGTGTTGATAGCTATAAGAGATACAAAAAAAGATAAGAATAATCCTTATTCGGTAAAACAGCGAAAGCGAGCATTAAAAGAAGCATTTAAGAAGTGGGGGGACAAAGTAAAAATAATTAAAATCCCTAACATTAAGGCTGTATGCTACGGGAGAAAGGTTGGTTACGAGATAAAGGAAATTAAATTATCTCCTGACCTTGAAAAAATATCAGCTACAAAAGTAAGAGAAAAAAATAAACAAAAAGAATTATGGCAATAACTTGGATATATGGACAGAGCAAATCGGGTAAATCAACATTGGCTCGCAAGATAAGGACTAATGAGGTTGTCTTAGATGGTGACGATATGAGGTCTGCTATAAACAATGACTTGGGTTTTTCAAAAGAAGACCGTTGGGAAAATAATTTAAGGATAGCGAGATTAGCCAAAGTGATTGATAAACAGGGGGTTGACGTAATTGTGGCAACTATTTGCCCTTATAGGAAATTAAGGGAAGAAGTAAGAAGAATCTGCGGTTGTAAATTTATCTACTTGGAGGGTGGTATTAAACACCCAGACTATCCTTTTGAAGTTTAATTCCTTCTGCCCTGACTAGTCAGTCAGATTATTCACGCCTGTTGATTTCCTCATCTGAGAGGAAGTCAGGGCAGAGGGAGTTATATGACACGAAGTTAATTTGCTGTCATAGTTATTCCCGACATATGACATTGGTGTCATAGTTGATGGAGAGTTCCTCATAACCTTAGTGTTCTGGGGTGGGGAGAGCCGAGTTGTAATATTATTCATTTTACTCATATTGAATTGCCTTTTATTTCTCTCCCCACCTTAGGACATTAAATAGTTGTTGGGGGTCTAGGCTACTAGCGAAATCCTAAAAGCTCTAGTGATAGGGACTATGGATAGGAGGTATACCTCGCCCCTCAAGAGCTACTTAGTGGCTCTAAATCTAATTAAAAATTTAATACTAGGTGATGTGAATGGAATTGACAAAGGAAGAAGCTGAAATTTTAGAACAACGGAAAGAAACAGCGAGGATAGACACTAAAGTCATCAAAGAGTTCGGGAAAATGATTAAACCCAAAGAATCCAAATGGAGATACAGGCGTAAGCTATCAAAACTCAAAGAAAAACTATCAGAGCTTAACGAGAAAGACCCAGAGAGCGTTTATCACGCCTTAGATGATATCACATACCAGCTTGAGGACTTAATTGAGCTTAGAATCGGTCTAAGAAACCGAGTTATCATAGCAAGGATACACACAATAGGGTGTGAACTGATAGACACTATAGAGGTTACCTTTGCCTTTGAGGTCTGCAAGGAGAACAAGGAACTGCGTGATGTGGTTCAAATGTATTCCTTTGAAGACGGCTGGGGCTTTGATACCAGAGATTTTATCAACAGGGATAAATCCAAAAAGGGGATGTTCCAATGAGCTTTTGTGCTGTCATATGCGAAGAATTTGACTGCCACGCAGTTGTTGCCGTCGTAGCTAAATGTCCTTTATGCAGGCTGAAACTCAGTTATGTGGACAGGGACACAGCAGAGTGCTTCCATTGCGGAAGGACTTGGCGACCATATGATTTGGGGCTACATTGCTCCCGATGCAACAAAGGTGCTGGAGTTTCCAGTTTAATCTTCTATGAGGTGAAGCCAAAATGACCGAGATAACAGAAAAGGAGTATCTTATTTTAATGCAAAAATTCCACTTGGAACTTATAGAGTGGGCAAAAAAAGAGCTATCCCTTATACCAAAGGAAATCCAGAAAATTAACGACAGAACCAGAATCCACATCAAACAACTGATGTTTGACTTAGAAGCTATTGAAAAAAACTGCAAGATTATATCTTTGCACCGAGCCAAAAAGGAATCTGGTATGAAACTCAACTACAATGTTGAAAAAGGAAACCCCTCATTCGGGGAAGTCAGGAGAAAGAAACCTAAAAAAAAGAAACTCTCCGAGAACGGAGAAAGGTTATACCAATGATAGAGGTAATCTTAGAGTGGAGTTCATCTATTCTGTTCTTAGTAGGCGTTTTACTTACCGCTTCAAGGAAATCTTTTAAACCTGTTTTCAGAATATGGGGATTCGTAGTCTGTATTATAGCTGGTGTGCTTTATGTGATTCTGCTTCTTATAATAGCAAGGTTTGTCTGGGCTGGACTCCAGATAATACTGATATGTGTCAACGGATACGGAATTTACGGCTGTATGAAGGAGAAAAAATCCCAATTTAATTAAAAGAGGTGTTCTCTTAAAAACAATGTTCTAGGGATTTGACACTAATGTCTGGGACACCTCAATTTCTTTTCTTATACTAACTAATAAAAGTTAATAAAAGAAATAAAATGGAGAATATATTATGCCGTGATTGCGGCAAAAAGATAATAATCAAGGACAAAAAAATTAAAAACGGAAAGCTCTTGGCTTATAAACATAAAGGCAAGAAGATTTATGTTTACAAGTGCAACGAGTGTTATGAAAAAGACCCAGCACTCAAAGACTTCCAGGATTGTGAGGTTTATTCAAGGGTGGTGGGCTATTTAAGACCTGTAAAACAATGGAACAAGGGCAAGAGGCAGGAATTTAAAGAGAGGGAAGAATATAAAAGAAAAGAAACATGAATACAAATCTTAAACAAAAAAAGAAGTATTTCCCTAAATTTATCAAAAAAATGAAAGAACAACTTGAGCATGGGGGAAATAGATATAATCTTCCAGAAAGAAATGATAAAGAAATGACTGACTTAGTGTGTGAATTGGCGGGAAATGACTGGATACTGGGTAATATTGTAAAATATGCTGGTGAATATCGTAATATGAGATATGAACAAAATCTTTATAAAATTGCAGTATATGCTTTTATATTATGGCTAAAAGAACAGAATGAATTTAACAAGGGAAAAGATTTGGGTGAAAAAAAATAAAGTTATTCACAGGCTATAAATTTGACATTTTTGAAACACTAAAATAAAATAAAAGCACATAGAGTGGAATAAATGTTATAGCCGACTGATGTAATTGGCAAACATATTAGTTTTAGAAACTAAGTTCTCAGGGTTCGAGTCCCTGGTCGGCTACAAAAAGCTCCTTTGGTGAAATAGGAAAACACAAGTGGCTTAAAACCACTTGCTGAGAAGCTTACTGGTTCGAATCCAGTAGGGAGCACATAATATGCCGCTGTGACGCAATTGGCAGACGTGCTAATCTCAAAAATTAGTTGTTGAAGGTTCAACTCCTTCTAGCGGCACATAGCCTCATCGTCTAAAGGAAAGGATAGTTGGTTCTCAGCCAACAGATGAGGGTTCAATTCCCTTTGGGGCTACAAGAAATGAGTAAACAAAAAAAAGATAAAAAGAAAGGCTTTGTTACTAAACACCTTAAAGGAATTGATTTTGAGGTAGAACTAAAGAACGGAAAGACTATTAGGGCCTATCTCTCTGGAAAAATGAGGCACAACCAGATTAAAACCTTGCCAGGAGATAAAGTGTTAGTGGAGATTGGTCCGTATGAAGAAAAAGGAAGAATAATTTACAGATTATAAATATTGGCCTCATCGTCTAATTTGGCTAGGACGCTAGGCTTTCACTCTGGTAATCGGAGTTCGAGTCTCCGTGAGGCCACAAAACAGGATATGGTGTTTAACGGTCAGCACATATACCTTGGGCGTATATAGTATTGGTTCGAATCCAATTATCCTGACAAATATGTACAGGTGGCAGAATGGAGAATGCACCAGTCTGTAAAACTGGCACCCTCGTGGTAAACATTGTAGGTTCAAATCCTACCCTGTGCACAAGAAGTGGAAGATTGTCGCCGAACCGGTAAGGCACCTGTCTTGAAAACAGGAGATGTAATAGTCGTGGGGGTTCGAATCCCTCATCTTCCGCAACAGGGTGAATGTTATTCATTGAATTATGGGGATATGAGAGAATTAATTTTTCATAAGGAAGAATATCCAAATTGGCAAGGAAGTGGTTTACTAAACCATGGCGTGTAAAAAGCGTTACAGGTTCGAGTCCTGTTTCTTCCGCAAAAATATGACGGTGTTCTGTGTAATGGGGAGAGAAGCGAGCTTAATAGATTTCCTCTCTCCCCATACAAACATTTAATATCTTCCGGTGTGGCTGTAGCTTAAATAGTTAAAGCTTCGGTTTGTGGCACCGATGATGAGGATGCGAGCTCCTCCAGTCACCCCAGAGGATATTAAACTAAAAGTAATAAAAATTATTATCTTTAGTTGATGTAATATTCTCTAACTTTAACAAAAAAAGATGAGGTGATTTAAATGGGATATAAAGAGAACCCAAAAACGAAAGGAAGTGGAATTTTTTGTTGTATTCCCCAAAAAGGCAGATGCCCAAATAACTGTAACGATTGTTTCTTTCAATCAGGACGTTCCTATTTGGAACCATTAGATGAGAATCTACCCAATATGCCGGAAGATACAGAAAACAGAATAGTCAGAGTTAATGACGGAAATGATAGTAATATTCATAGGAATTATGTGATAGCGGTAACCAAGGGTTATAAAATGAAGTTTTACAACACAGCAATAGCTGTAGACCTTGAAGAATTTGATGCACCGGTAGTTTTAACGATAAACCCCGGCAAGATGACTGATGTTAATTTTTATAAGTTGGAAGAAATTCCCAAGAATCTTATGTTTGTCCGTGTAAGGACGAACACTTGGAATTTAATTGATGTTGTAGAGCCGGCTATAAGATATTATAGTAAAAGAAAAGTGCCAATAGTCCTGACATTTATGGCTTATTTTACAACTCCGATTAAGAAGGGACATGAAAACAGTTATATTTTTAGGAAAAGAACCTTGAATTCATATTACGCAATCACTACCAAGGCGTGGGAGAAAGTAATGAAGCCGTACAAATACAATCAATGGGTCTACAGTTGTGGTAAAATTGAAGGAGAATTAGGCACTACCAAGTGTGCCAGGTGTGGAAATTGTATCAGAGAATACTTTGTAACATTAGAAAGAATGAGGGGTGGATAATATGAAATTTACAGATAATCCTGGACTAAAATTTAAAGACATTTCGAGTGAAAAGTACAGAATATATGTTTTTCCAAACGGAGTACGGTATAAGATAGAAGAACCATTAGCTGTCTGTGCCAGGAGAGACCACGGACAAAGAGTTATAGATAAAAAAGGAAAAGCATACTGGATTAGACCAGATTTCATAGCAATTGAATGGGAAAACCGACAGGGTGAGCCGAGGGTAAATTTTTAAATAAGAGATAAAATAATTTTTTTATGTTTTATCTCATTTATGAGAGTGTAGCTCAATTAGGCCAGAGCACCTGACTCTTAATCAGAAGCGTGTAGGTTCAATTCCTTCCACTCTCACAAAATTGGGACATAGCTTAATAGAAAAGCAATGGTCTTATATACCATTGAGTATAGGTGCAAATCCTATTGTCCCAACAAAAAATTGCAGGGTGGTCTAATTGGTAGGACATGAGACTCTGACTTTCAAAATTTAGGTTCGAATCCTAATCCTGCAACAAAATAGGGTTATAGCTCAATGGATAGAGTAATTGCCTTCGAAGCAATAAATGAGGGTTCAAATCCTTCTAGCCCTACAAGACAGCCATGTAGTTCAATAGCAGAACCGCTGTTTTACATACAGTAAATACGGGTGCAATTCCTGTCGTGGCTACACAAATGTACATTTTATTCAGGGAGTATGACTAATGTCATATCTTGCACATCCTTTCTAAGAGTTGTTGAGAATGTCAACAGCTTCTAATGGGGATATAGTTCAATTGGAAGAACAGTTCCCTTTTAAGGAATCAATCAGAGTTCGATTCTTTGTATCCCCACAAAAGGGCTTGTAGCTCTAACGGCTAGAGCAGCTGTTTTGCACTCAGCAGGTTGCGAGTTCGAATCTCGCCAGGTCCACAAAAAGCCTTCGTAGCTCAAGGGTAGAGCACTTATCTGAAAAGTAAGGGGGTGTTGGTTCAATTCCAACTGAAGGCACATAGCAGGGCTGTAGCTCAATTGGACAGAGCAGGACTCTTCTAAAGTCAAGACTGTGAGTTCAAGTCTCACTAGCCCTACAAAAATATGATAGTTATTGCATTATCATTTGGAACAGGTTATCCTAATAAGGAAATAGCAAGGGCTGCAAAAAAAGAAGGTGGAATAATCATTGCCCAAAAAGAAGTTGCAAAGTATATTGACAAGTGTTCAGTAATTAGCGAACATAGAGATAAGGGTAAGTATCTAGACACAGTAGAGGTATTGTCCCAAGCAAGTAAGTGGATAAATTCCAAAGAGGAAATTGTTTTAGTAGCCCATGCTGACCACTTGAAAAGGGTTTGGGATACGGCAAACTACCTAGGAATAAATATTTCAAGGGGAGTTAAGGGAAGTTTCTCTTATAATCCTAAATCTAAACAATGGTGGACCAGAAATGAACTTGTGTTCAAAATATGGAACATTATAGCGAGTATATACTTGAAAATTAAAAATTATTTGGGATTCTGGTGAAACCTGGTCATCACGGCTCCCTGTCACGGAGTAATTACGGGTTCAAATCCCGTGAGTCCCGCAATAAGTGCCTATCGTTTAATCGGCAGGACCTCTCCCTTCCAAGGAGATGATGTGAGTTCAAGTCTCATTAGGCACTCAGGGATGTGGAACTTTAAAACTATATAGTGCTAACAAGTTCTATCCTCAATCTTTTATTCGTTTGACTGATAAAAGATAGTTGAGCGGAAGTGGGTAGATACTCATTTTCTGCTCACTATGGGAGTTTAGTTTAACTGGCTTAAAACATTGGTCTCCAAAACCAATAATGGAGGTTCGAGCCCTTCAGCTCCTGCTGGTAACTTAGAGGAACAGTACCTCATCGGTCTCATAAGCCGGAGTTCTTAGTGCAATTCTAAGAGTTACCACAATTTGGCCAGTATAGCTCAAGTCTGGTAGAGCTACTATCTTGTAAATAGTAGGTTAGGGGTTCAAATCCTCTTGCTGGCTCAAAAATATGAAAATTAAAACAACATTTTCAAATAAATACATTAATAAATTATGCCAAGAGATTAAAGATTGGCCGGATAATATTAAATGTAAAGACAAAAAATGTATTGAAGATATTGATAAAAATGCGAATTGTAGAGAATTTATATCTTTTTTGAACAAGATGAAAGGTCTAGTGGACAAGGGAATATTGAAAGGAGATGAAGAAGGATATTATATAGAGTATGAATGTACAGAAGAAGAATATAAAGAAATAAAGAAAAATAATTTTGGCTTGTAGCTTAAATAGTAAAGCCTTCCTCTGATATGGGAAAGAGTATAGGTGCAAGTCCTATCAAGCCAACAAGATAAGTTGTAGGAGGTTGCCAACCAATAGGGCAATTGGTATTTTCTAGGAAAATACCTTACTATAACTTCATACAATTTATTGTTTAAGGTTTTCTTTTACCTAGGAAATTAATAGTTTCCTAGGAGGTGGAGAAAGGTTTTATATTTTTTTAGTTATAGTTTTAGTTTTCCCTTCTCCACCTCTCAGGAAATTATTTTGGACTTTAAAATCTAGAGTCAAGAACGGTATAAAAATTATGAACGAAACACCGTTGAACAAAGAAAAAATAAAATCTAAGAGAAAATTAAAATATAACTTGGAATTGCTAAAAGGATTTCCAGAATTGGTTGGATGGCTTATACAGATAGTTCCCTATAGACAAATTGAAAAATATGTGTATATATCAGACTATAAAGATTCTCTTGATGAAAAAAGAATTGTAGTTAGACTATACACTAAGAATTACTATTACCCCATTCATGTCATCAAACCAAAGAATGGAAAATCTAAAGGTTATCTTGGTGCCTATGTCCAAAACCGAAAACCAAGAGCTGGAGAAGAGTGGACAAGGGGAAATGACTTGCCGGATGGAGAATGTAATAATGAAACTTGGAACGATATTAAGAATGGGATTCTCAAGTATGAATTTGTAAAGGTTGTGAAAAACTCTGAATATGAGGAGGATAAATAAGTAAAATAAACTAATTTTTCTTGACTCTAGTTTTTAGATTCTACCGTAGCTCAATGGTAGAGCTGTCCCCTGTTAAGGGAAGGGTTAGAGGTTCGAGTCCTCTCGGTAGAGCAATATTCCAGAGTAGACAAAATGGTAAAGTCGCAAGGCTTTGAACCTTGTATCTGGTGGTTCGAATCCACCCTCTGGAACATAAGATATGGTAGCCAAGTCTGGTTAGAAGGCAACGGATTGCAAACCCGTTTACGTGAGTTCAAATCTCACCCATATCTCAAACATATGTTTAATTTTTTTAAAAAATTCAGTAAGTATTACAAACCCTCTGGAACAGGGCTTATTCGAGATAAGAGACCACCAGAGAAAAAGGAGGAGGACTACGAAGCTAAGGAAATTTTAGCCGACCAGCCGCTTGTTTGGTCAGGCAAAGACCCCGACCAATGGAAGAAATATCCTATTTTTGAACAAGATGGGTCAGGGTCATGCGTTGCCCAGACCGTTTCAAAGCTCTTGGGGATTTCAAATGTTAAAGAGGAAGGAAAATTTGTACACTATTCAGCAAGGGACATTTACTCCCAGAGGGCTAATCAGGGAATTAAGGGAATGTGGCAACAGGATGCGTTAGATATTGCATATCGGAAAGGAGTAACTTTAGAACAATTAATGCCTTCACAGGACATGACAGAGGAAAAGATGAATGATGACTCGGACAGAAAAAGTATAGACAGGCAGGTGGCTTTAGTAGGAAAGGCGGGAGGGTATGCCCAATCAAAGGATGCTAATTTTGACTTGATAGCTAATGCTATCAGGGAAGTAGGGGGAGTGTCATTGGCTTGCCGATTCAGCAGGGGAGATTGGACAAACGCAGAGGTTACTAACAGGGATGATGGAACTTACGGACATTTGGTGACGGGGGTTGATTATGGACTTTGGAAAGGAAAGAGAGCTATCTTTTTTGATAACAGCTGGGGATATGATTGGGGTTTTGATGGACAGGGAATTATTACTGAAGACCAGCCAATAAGGGCTTGGGGATTCCTGAAAGATTTAAAGAATACATGGAGAGAGAAAGAGGAAGTAAGTGAAATTCCAAAACCTACCCATCAATGGAAAAAAGATTTAATCTTCGGAATGAATAATTTAGAAGTTTCTTATTTACAGAGAGCTTTAATGTACGAGGAACTGTTTCCTGTGAATGTGCCAGCGACAGGATATTATGGTACAATCACAGCAAAAGCGGTTCTGGCGTTCCAGAGGAAGTATCAGGTAGCTTCAGACGAAGAACTGAATGCATTACAGGGACGTAAAGTTGGTCCCAAAACTAGAGCAAAATTGAACTCAATGTTCAACTAAGTTTTCTTGACTTTTCTATATAATTTAATGACAATGTAAGAGACAATTCATTTTTAGCAAAGGTCGCTTAAAAAACCTAAGAAAATGAACTATGAGCTTGCTAAAATCGAGCTATAAAGCAGAAAAGTCAGTTAAAAAGGCTGTCAGATACCCAGTTTGGGGAAGCCTTTTAACACTTGGGGTTGAAATCGTTACAAAATTATTGTCTACAATAGGAGTAACTCTTGAATTTCCTATCCTAGATACAATTTTGGGAAATGCTGAGTTAATTGGAATGTTAACTACTTTTGGAGCACTAGTCTTCATTGTTGACCTTCTAAAACACGGCCTTGGATGGAAACTTCCTGTAATTGACGAATAATGCTTGGGGGTGGGGAGTATTTTGCTTTCCCACCCCTTTAATGTATGAGTATTAAACAAAAAATCTTGTTTAAGGCGATTCTCTTTACTATTCTAAGCGTTTTTGTCTTAAACCTATCCCAAATACTAGCAAAAAAAGAAAACGCTTCTATCAGCCTCCTGGAGCTTCCTGAGAGGGATTCATATAATTTGTTCCTAAAACCTATTGTTTCCCCTTATTATATAAGCACAGAAAGCCTGGGAACTATTATTACTGACCAAAATAATAGTCTAGTTTCTATAGCAAATATAACAACAGGAAAAGGGGTTATATCAAATAATTCACAAACAACACACGATTATTATTCTTGGATGCTTGAAAATATTAAGGGTTGTGAGTGTGGACCCGACCCACGTGATTGTAATTTAAGATATGGATGTATAGCTGGAGCTGGGCCCTGTGGATTTGTTTCTTCTACTTGGAATGAAACATTGGAAAGAATGAAGAAAGATGGAGAGTATATCCCCCCGGAATGTAATAAAAAAATGAATTGGAGAGAATTGGATGGTATTCCTGTATCTCAAAGGACACATCCTGTATTTTCAGATTCTTGTTGTTCTATTTTGGCATTATGGCTTTTGGAACAGGGAGAAAGCTGGAGGTGGGACCAAAGTAGGCATTGCTGGTCACCCAAATTATAAAAAGAAATAAAAGGTCGCCATATATCAGTTTAAAATTAAAAATTATTATGTTTTTTGACGAAGAAGACGAAGAAGAATTTGATGACGAAGAAGAGTGTGAATAAATAATTTCTTGCTCTTCTCTAATAAAAAAAGAGGGAATAAAATCCCTCTTTTTGATTGGAAGATGTAATATTTTTATATTACAATTGCCCCATTTTCCTCTCGTTTAAAATCCAATTTTCTGCAGCTCTTATTGTTAATAACATAGTATTGCCGGTGAAGGTCCTTTTTTCTTTTCCTGAGTCGGATTCAAGCGTTAGTTTTCTTAGCCCATCTTGGTTTATACTCCATATTCGATTTGGCATCCCTAATACTTGGCAAATTTTTTCCTCTCTTTGTTTCAGTGGTAAAATAATTTCCTTTCCCTCTTTGCATTGTGGCCAATAAACACAATCCTTACTACATGTTGTAGGGGGCATAGGATAAAGAAATTCTTGATATTTTGGGGGTCGGCAATCAACCCGCCCTTTTGTGTCCCTCTTTTTGTATCCCATTCAATTAATAAATTATTTTTTATCTGACCTTTATTAAGATTTTATGTTTTGAGTTGCTTGGTTCTTTTGTCTTCTGTTGACAAGAAATTTTTCCGTTTCTTCAGCACATTTGGAGCACAGCTGATACATTGTTTCTGTTTGTTGAGTATTTTTTTTATTCCCTAAGCTAAGAAGTGCTTTTGACGGCTTCTTAGAGATTACAAACTGTCCCACAGAATTACTCTCTCCTATTTTTTTTCCACAGCAGTCACATAATATAATAATCATTATTTTTGAAGTTGTTTTAATTTATTATCAATTTTTTCTTGAAAAGTTGTCTGGATTTTTTCTTTAGAATAACCAGTATACTCTTCCCAGGCACAAAACCAAAAGTTTGGTTTTTCATTTGTCCACTCTCGTAAGTCTATAAGATATTCTATGTATAATTCTCGTTCCTCCCTATTGCTGGGGTTCGATGAAACCCCAATAATCATATATGGGTTTTCAATATGGTGAAGAGTATTTTTTAAAAGCCTAATTACAAGCTCTTGAAGGCCTTTTTCTGTCACCATTTCATTTTATTATATCATATTTCTTTAAATTTCCCAATGTCTTTGTTAAACTCCATTTCCACTTTCCCCGTGGGTCCTGTTCTGTTTTTAAGAACATCAAGTTGAATCTTCCCTTTCCATTCCCATAAAATTAAGACCATATCAGCATCTTGATAAATGTTTGAACTCGATTTCAAATCGTAAAGCTGTGGCTTTTTTCTATTTGAATCCTTATCCGGTTTTCTCAAGTGACAAATAAGAAGAATGGGAATTTTAGCATCTATGGCTAGATTCTTCAGTTTGGAAATTACTTTTGCTGTTTCAGTGGTGTAATATTTCCCAGGAATAAGAATCTTTTGGAGATTATCAATCAATAGGAAATCAATATCATATAGCTTGATAGCTGCCTCTGCCAACTCGACTAAATTG